CGACGGGCACGGTAATTTTGTGCAGCTTGCAAGACTCGTAAGCAAGATAGAGCAAGTCCTCTATGCCGATGCCGTTAGCCATGTCCGAGGCTTTACGCTTAAACTTGCGCTCATAGGCAACCATTACATAGAGGTTGGTGGTTACTTCTAATGGGCCTTCGCCCATGTCAATGCGTAGCGTGAGGTTCACTTGGTCTCCTTAGTCGGGCTGGGAATACCAGCGGGTTATGCGCCTGTTGTGTCTACGCTGTACACGCCACCTACAAAAGTGACGTCTACGGTAGAAAGTTCGCCCATGGTGGCGTTAATTACTGGAAGTTCTGCGAGGAACGCGCCAGTGAGAATGAAGCCGGGGTTTGTGGCGCTATCTGCTGCGGATGTTGGCTGTACGCGCACTGTGGTGGTTGTGCCAACAAGGGATGCAAGTGTTGCATATGTTTCGGTGGCGGCGTAGGAGAGGTACATGGAAAGTGTTACCTCATGGTTGCCCAAACCCTTAACAAACTTGCGATCGGTGTCGCCGAATGATGTTGCTTCTAACTGGTCAAAGCGGTGTGTGAAAGTAGCTGCGGTGCACTGGTCGGTCAAATCAACCGAGTTCACTGTTACTACTGGGTTTGAGAGGTAGGTGCTTGTTGCCATTATTCGGACTCCTTGTCTGTGGTGATGTTATCACCTTTGGGTTTTTCTGTTTTGGGTTTTTCGGTTTTAATGATGAAACCGCCAGCGATAAGGGCTTCGAGGTTTACGCCTGCTACGGGCACAAACTCATCGCCGGGGGTTCCAATACGAGGGCTAACAATTTTGTACATAAGTTCCTTACGCTGTTTGGGCTTGCATTGAGATTAGCAGTTCGTAGGCGGGGTAGTCTGCGCCACCAATGGAGACCACAGTCGGACGGCCTGACTTTACGGCAACATTTTTGGCGAGCACTTTAGACGTGATCTGCAGGATGTCGCGCAAGGCGTCAAGGTTGCCCGGGCCCGAACCGATGACTTTCACAGGGAAGTCCAGGGTAACTATGTTGTAGTTCCACGCATCAAAACTAGGCGCGTCAATAAACACGCACGAAGTAGTTATCTGACGGGGGTCTATGGCCACTGGCAAGCCCGTTATGGTCTTGAGCGTCGTGGATAGGTCGTCTATTGCCTCGTTAAAAAGGTCGTTATAGGGCAAAGGCATTACGCGACCTGTGGGCGGTTAATGCCAAGCAGCTGCAACACCATAGGTGTGATGCCGTTAGCGGGTGGTGTGCCCATGCCGTCAAACGATGCCAGCGCCGTGTATGACCCTTGCTGACGGAAGTACGCCGCACCGATCATGAGTGTGCCGAGGAATACGGCTTCGTTGGGTACCTCGTCAATAACATCGGTGAGGTAGCCCGCTTCCTGCCTGCGTCGATAGGCAAACGCGTTAGCAGCTGCTGCGGATTGGGTAATTAGTGTGGCGGCGTTAGTCGAAGTGAGCGGAATGTCCAGATAGGTGGTTAATTGCTGTGCGGTAATCCACGTTATTTGCGGTTCCCACGTTGCAAGGCCATACGTCGTGAGCGCCGATATTTCCTTGTTAGCACCAGTGGACTGGTACATAACCTGATTAGGTATCGGATCTGTGTAGTCAAACAACCATTCGCCAGTAGGCGACTCAACGCCAATAAAGCGGTATTGCGGGCAAAACACAACAAGTTTGTTGTTGCCGTTAAACGATGCTTCGACGTTTGTTACGTTGAGTTTGTCCCCGACATTTACGGGGACAGACTCCAACGTCTGAATAACTGCGTAGTTGTCGTAGCGGTAGTACCGCCACACTTGCGCCTTTTCGGTCATGGCGTTACCCGCCTTTCAGAAATTAAGCGACAGTGATCTTTTGTGCCATTGTGGCGTCAGCGATGAAAGTAGACACATATCCGTAGTAGGAGAATGTGCGACCAAGTGTGCTTGGGACTTCCACTGACATGATGCCGCGTACTTGCTCGTAGAACTCGATAGCGGAACCGCGAGCCAACACCATGGTGCCTGATGCGAAGTTTGCATCTACCACGAGGTTTAGGCCCAATGGGTTGAGGGTGTTTGTGGTGGTGATGTTCTGTGTGCCCATGCCGTTCACGCCCATAAGGCCTGCAACTGCAGCGTATGGGAATACAGGGCGCTTGTCTGCGTCCAACTGGCTTGAGAGTTTTTTCCATACGTCTGGGCTGACAAACAAGTGGTCAGGTAGGAAGCGTGTGGTGGTGAGGATGCTTTCGGCAACATCGTAAAGCGAGTTAATGAGGTCGCTTGGGTCTGTTGCGTTTACTGTCCATGTCACGCCCGAGGCTGCGCCTTGTGCCACGATCTGGTCGGCGCAGTAGTTGTCCGATGCGATGAGGTATTGGCCAGCAAGGTCGCGCAGGATAATTTCCATTGCACCGGGGCTTGTGAAGTCCATGTCTTGTGCGGAGAGCGTTACCTGCCCCGCGAGAGTGACCTTCGCTACCGAGTTAGACGCAATCACTGGGGTTGTTGCGGATACACCGACAAGTTCGGGTGACTGTGCACCGACGCTTGTGTGGGTTGTCCATGTTGGACGGATAAAGGTCTTGGACTGTCCACCGTCTGGGTATGCGCGAGCGCCAACGGCGGCGACTACTGGACGGTTGTAGTTCAAATCGTCAAACACTGGACCGAGCACTGGAATTGGCAAAAGACCGGGTGTGTCGGTTGTGAGTACGTCACCTGCAGCTGCTTGCAATGCGGTCTGCTTTGACTTTGCAGCCTCAACAAATGCTTGGTTTACTTTGCGGAATGTGTCGCCACCAATGTGCATAGCAGCCATGTATTCTGCGGCGCTTGGCATAGCAAACTGGCGCTTCGGCTGTGCAGGAATAGGTGCGGTTGGTGTTGCAGCTTCTACGACTGCTTCGGGCTGTACTGCGTCCACGGTTTCTGTCTCCTCGACTTCGGTAGGTGTGGGTTCTGTGTCGGGTTCTTCTTGTGATGCTAACACAGTATTTTCTGCGCTTGCATAAACTTTCTCAATTTCTGCCCCCGCGAACGCTGGTATGGGCACCAAACTGAGTTCTAACCATTCAGCCTCGGTCACGATCATGGTGCCCTCATCGTCATACGAAAAGCGTGTGGGGTTTACGCCGACACTGACAGAATCCAAAACACCGTCAAGCGCCAAAGTAAGTGCCTCGTCGCCTGCGGCGGTTGCCGAAATGCGGGCGGCGAACATCATGCCCTCTTCGGTGTCTACACGCTCGGTCACAAGGCCGACAGGCTGCGACGAGTCGTGATACATAAACAACTTAGGTGCCTTACCCTCTACGGGTAGCGCGCCTTTCTCAAAACGTACTGCGGTACCGTCCGAGACAATAGCGGTTTCGCCATAGGGCACCGCCACGCCAGTAATCGTGCGGGTTGGGTTGTCTCCTGCTGCTGCGTCAATCGTGACCGCTTGGGCGTTTAACTTGATCATGCTCGTGATTCTCCTGTTTCGGGTTCGTCTACTTCGACCATTTCGCGGCTCATGTTGGCATCGTCAATTTCACCGAGGTACTCGTCTGTGTCGAACTCTACATAAGTACCCACAGGAAGTACAGAATTGCTACTTAACGTGGACGTAATGCACTCCGCGTAAGTTTTAGTGCCGTATAGCCATAGATCCCAACGGGACTCACGGCTATTGGTGTAAGCGTATGAGCCAGTAGGCACGCCAAGTAGGTACGGCGGGATGTTGCAAATCTGTGCCATTTGCAGTGCGCTGAACTGTGCCGACTCGATTAGAAGCATCTTGTCCGGCGTTGCCGTAGTGGCCTCGTAGGTCAAGAACTCGTTTAGCGCGGCGGTTTGATTAGTTTGGCGGGCAGCATTAAACGCAGCTGCAAGGTCGGCTAACTCCTGACCGCTAAGAGGCTCGCCACCAGTCTGCTTTAGAATGCCTGACGGGATAGCGGTATTTGCGTTTCGATAGCGCGCGTCCTCAATTTTTAGCGCGGTGGCTATGGCCTGCTCGGATGAGTAGATAGCGCCCTGAATAGGGCTAATGAACTGCACAAGGTTGGCGGGGTCTAACTGGCCACCTTGGAAATAAACTTCTTTAGACGGGGCGTACCACACTGGCCCTTCTTGATCGGGTGTTGTAATTGACCCAGCGGGCAGGCGGGTAAACGATGCAGGGAAGCCGTCTGCGGTGCGGGACAGCACATACCAAAACGCGCGACCAAAGAAAAACAAGTCGTCGAATGTCCACGCCATAAGAGTTTCGTAGGGAATCTGTGGGTCAGGTCGGCGAAGCCATGAGCGAGGCGCAATGTCGGTGTACTCCATTTCGGCCTCGGTCTCGTTCCACGCTTCGCGGTACATCTTTAACGGCATTGCCGAGATAACACTGGCGTGTAGGTCACGAGCACGAGAAATGGCGGGTACCTGCATAGCGCGGTTACGAGCCTCACCCTCAACATAAGAATAATATTGCCCGATCATGTTGGGGCCTGCGTGGTTGCGGGAGTATCCAGTGCCCGCCGCAGCTGCCTTGGTTACCTGTGCGGGTACCACGCTAATTTGTGCTTTAGTTTCCTTACGGCTGAAAAGTGGCATTGTGGATTCCTCGAATAGTGGCCTGCCGTCAATCCCGACAACTGACGACAAGCCTGCCTAAATAGTAACCGTACTACATCACAACGAGCATAGGTTTCTGTCGGTTTTGTGGTCGGCTCACTGCGGATACTGCCCACACCATGCAACGCGCCGCTTCTATCGGCCCGGGAGACTTTTGCGACGACAGCACATAGCCTTGCGCGGTGCGTACTCCTGTCGCCCTATTGACGTGCTCGGCGAGTGTTTGGTTACCGTCGTGCAGCACCTTGCCTTCCAAGATCATGTTCCTTACGAGTGACGTGTAGCGGATTAACTCGGCGTATCCGGTCAGTTGGTAGCGGCGCTTTAACGCCGTCGGCACATGTATTTCTAGCGTAGGAGTTACTAGCAGTAGAACGGACGGGTGCGTCATGACACGCTCGACGTGTGTCCACATCTCCGCTTCGGTGTCCACCACAAACTCAATCTTTGTGAACACTTGTTGGTTGTGCACGACTGATCTGACGCCGATGTAACGCGCCTCATCCACAGATGAATCCACCGCCAAGATGCCGCCGTCGGGGAAGTCCTGGCTTGTTTTGCACTTGTCCCATACGCCAGCGTCCAGCCACGCACCACGGCTAGCACTCCACTGGTTGCCATGAGAACGCGGAAAACTGTCCGATTTCACCGCAGCTTGTAAAGCCTTAACCGTAATAGTCCGACCTAGTGCAGGGTTCGATAGCCCCCAATATTGCGGGTCTCTCGGATCACAACCAGCAGGAATAGACCACTCCGCAAAAAAGCGTTCCGAGGTTACGCCCTCGTCAATTTCCTGCAGGGCTATAGATCGGTAGTTAATCATCGCAGTACTCGACTCGTCACCGGCGGTAGACCACATAGAAAGCAGAGGATTAGCGCGGGCAATCTGTGACGGTTTTAAAGCATCGTCTAAAATCTCTGGGGCGATGTTCCACAACTCGTCCACCACAATTAGATCGTAAGACCCACCGTGAAGTTTGCTCGACGCAGCTCTTACTTCCCAACGTGACCCGTCCGGCATCTGCACAGACTTACGGCCAATCTGCTGAATAAGTTTTGCACCAAAAGATTCCTTAAGGACAAACGCTAGTTCTAGGAAAATAGCCTCGGCGCGGTCAAGCATGTTGGCAGTCGAAAGCACGTTTTGCGGAGACTTACGATGCACCACTGCATACTCGGTAAGCCACCAGCCAATAAGCGCCCGCAACGCAACCGACTTACCCTGCTGACGAGCAGTAGACACTAACGACTCACGAAACACAAGATCGCCAGCGTCATCATGCACCAACTGCCCAGACAATGCAGTCACCTGCCACGGCATCAACTCAATCTGCAAATGACGTTGCGCCCAAGCCGCCACAGACGGCCCATAACCACGCCCCCCAACATTAGGCGTAACCAATCGCGGATACTCCGATGCCACCGGTACCTGATCGGACTGGTTCTCGCCAGTTCCCGCCAGTTCGGGTTGATTCTCGCCAAACACGACGAAAG